CCAAACAATTAGCCATTTCCTCAACATTATTACCTCGAAAATGTTTGACTAAATATTTTTTTCGCGTCATTGAGGTATGTTTCATGGGGAAAAATACAGTCATGCCCGCCAACTCCATCATTAATTTTTGTGTTAAATCAATACCGATTATATTTGATATTTTTTTTAAGGAAAAAGTCAGGTCTTAGGAAGTCAAATTTTCAATATACTTCATTTTTTTACAAGATAAGGGCCTGCGGCCTTTTTTATTTTTTCAATGTCTTTGGCTGTGAGATTGAGGTAGGGGCGTGCGGGAATTGTAATATCATGAGGTTTAGTAAATCTAACGCCCCTCGGGTATTTACCATCTTTCCGCATAAAAACAGTACCCTTATCCGTAGTGATAAACGGGGTCCCGCCCGGATGATGTATAGTTCCCCCAAAATGCTGTGTGGCGGCATAAGGCATATTAGAACCTACAATCGCAGAATCCATAGTTGATCTACGGGAAAGAGAAGCTGCCAGTTTGCCTTCATCCTGGAGTATTTTACCAAGATGGCCTTTGCCTTTTTTCTTTCTTGCTCTTTTCGTTGACGCTTTTAAATCCGGCCATTTCGGATCACCTTCAATTTTAAACTTGTGTTCAGCGGCATCCAACATTATCCCTGCTATATTTCGCATTAAAGGCGCGGTGTCACGGGCTTTCTTTATAAGACGCTTGAAACCTAATTCTAGATCACGTGTTCTTATTTCCGCGCTTATTCCGGTCATTAGTTTATTGTACAATCATCCAATTGGATATTAGGATAATCCCTGCTCATTTTGATTATCAGTTTAACCGCATCTTCATTCTGTTTACGGCCTATTAAAATTCTTAAACACCACTGAAAAGCATACATTTTACATCGATCAAAATGGCTGCCTTGATGACTAACTTGATAAGGCATATCCAATAATTTATAATAATTATCAATTGCTTCATCATATCTTCCAAGCTTTTCTAAACATTGGGCTCTATGGTAAACGGCTTCAATCAAATCTTCGGTCCTGTCAAACCATTTCAGCGCCTCTTTAGGATTATTCATCCTAGTATAACAATTCCCGATTTTGCAACCCAGGATATTCCATACATCATAGTTAAATTCTTTGAGACCTGGAATATAAATTTTTTTGTAAATCTCTATCGCCTCATCACGTCTGCCGATCATATCATAGGCATCACCCCGTGACAATTGAAAATTTATATCATTGCTATATTCTTTTTCATCCAATTCCATTAGAGCCAGGTTCCGATATTGTTTTTTACGTTTTAATATTGGGTCCTCATATCCTATGTGATGGATTTCTGCATCTGTGTAAATCCGATATAATCCGAGTTTATCGGCGCAATCCATCATTTGCTCATGTACCCGGCGGCTCCAATTAATCTCGGGATGGTTGGGCAACATGCGGAATTGATTGAGCGTCGCCCCTATCGGCAGGCCGCCTTCCTCTGTACAAATAACCCGAAAAGCTAGGACACGATCCAAGGGGGCCTTTTTTAGTTTATTGATTTTATTCACTTCGGAATCCGGTACGCGATCATCGAAATCCAACCACATCACCCACCCATAAGTGGCCTGGGCTTTGGCTTGGTTCCGGGCTATCGAAAAAGACTGAACCCATTTACTCCGGATCAATCTCACATGATCATAATGGGACAATAATTCTATCGATTTATCTTTCGATCCAGTATCATTGACTATGATTTCATCCGCAAATTTCAGGACCTGGTCAAGACAAGAGATAATATTCTTTTCCTCATCCCTGCATATCATGCAAACGGAGAGTTTATCGGAATAAAGGAGATCGAGAGGTTTATTAATCATTTTTTCAATTTCTCCCCAGCCGCCCATATATCAGGATCATAGTCTGACTGTTTCGGTTGCCATCCCACCTTCCCGGGATTAGTATTAAATCCCTCCATCGGTTTAATATCAGGTCTTTTCGATATCCCGCCGGCCCTGTCTTTTTGTTTTTTGGTATAGGGCCGGAGCCGAGAACGGCAGCGGTAGTGGTTCGGCGGCGCATAGGCATCCCAATATTCTGAGCCAACAGCATGTATTTGACCGTTCAAACTGCGACAAATCGCGGTGGTTGAGGCATCAATTAAAGCAACGTATCTTAAATATGGTTGGTTATCCCTGTTTAACTCAAACTCCCGCCAGCGTCCGGCATTATAGCCGGACATCATATTTGTATCATAAATCGTCTTGAGCCGGTGTGCCGAACCAAGCCGGATTTTTTTACCCTCAACTACTTTGTAACCCCACCAACCCTTAGCCTGTAATTTTGGTTTTAATTTCTTTTGAAAATCTCTAAACGTGATTCCCTGTTTAACCGAGGCGTCCACCATTTCCCTAATATCCATTAATATATCCATCCTCATAGCCCTTGCGACCGTAAAGACCTGAGCATTATTCAAGGGTATTTGTTTCCGCCAATCCCATGTAATTTTGAAACCTTTGGCCTCCATGTGTTTAACGGCCTCTTCCGGTTCTAATCCGAAGGCTTTTGCGGGAAATTCAGGCAAGCTTTAATTCCTCCGGGAAGAAAAAATAATCTCTTTCGTATTTATCATTTTTCATTTTCACCTTAAACATCGTTGAAAAATCGCCTTCCATGATATATCCGATTTCCCCGAGCAAATAGGTATTGCATAAAGGTTCATTCATAATTTTTTGGGACAGCCCGATTACTTTAACTCTATCGCCTAACATCATGTGCTCAACCTCCCTAATGCCTCGCTTGTAAAATAAGCTCTACGGAGCCACTTTTCGGCCTCATCGGTGTTCATATCAGGGAATGTATCTAATAATTTGTCCAACACCTCATTATAATCTTGGGCATCATCTATCAAAGAAATAACAGGCTTCAAGATGCCTTCGGCCTGTTTCTGTAACAATTTCGGATCAGTGACTTTTTCAATGCCTTTTTCCAGGGCTGTTTTATCATTTGCGATTTTAAAAGAAAATCCCCCATTTTCGGACGGGGGTAAACCTGCGGATTCAGGTTTCACTTCCGCAATCTCAAATTCATTTTCTTCAAATCCATAATTTTTGGAAAGATATTCTTTTGTAGGTCTAAACCCCAATTTTTCGGCCAAGATGCCATCACGTCTAGCCAAATCCTCGTTGACTGATTGTTTTTCAACTAAAACAAATTCAGGAGAAGGACCGGAGAAATTTAATTCTACGATCCATTTTATCAATTCATTCGCAATTCTACAGGCCTTCAATTTATCGGATTCTTTGCGTGAGGCATTGGGCCCAGCCATTTGTACTGTAGCTGTGGCCTGTGTTGCTTTGTCCTGCACCTCAGTGGTGAGAGTTTCTCCAAGCCAAATTTTTGAGATTTCCGAGTTCATAAAATAGAGATATTGCTTAAAAATTTCTGCGCTGGTCCCTTTACCGGTCGGCTCAATAATTTCGATAGAGGCGTCATCCGGGCTGATTATTACCGCGTTCTGAATAGCCTCGGTCAACATGTCCAGAAGCTCGTCTTTTTCTTTTTCGCCCGTCTGCCCACGCGGAAGTTTGCCCCACACCCATGGGAATCCAAATCTTTCCACGAACCGCGCCCAAAATTTCATTCCGATATGTTTAAATGTGATCGGCCAGTAGGATTTAGAAAATAACGCGTCACCATATGGATTCAAAAGAGTGGGATTATTCCTGGCCAACAGGATTTTATAAGGCGGAATTTCCTCGCCCTCATAAGGCGAAGTCTGGCTCAAAAAACGTAATTCGTTTTTTGCGTTGAATGTAAACCATTTTGGCGGCAATCCCTCTAATTTTGTGGGCCAGTATTTATTATCAATAAGCTCCCATTTAACTTCTATCGGTGACATTCCATATCCATTAGACTCTAAAATATTATCCAAAAACCGATCAATATCTAAAGTTTTAAACATTTTTTTAATGGCCTTGGTCGTGGAAGCCGAGGCGTCCGCTCTCACAATATTCCATGACAATTGTTTAACAGCGGCAGCGCGGGATTCCCGGACGGCAGTGAGATGACCGTCGATGAGTAAATCCTGATAGGCTGTGGTTTGCGATTTGCCGAGTTTTGACAGTATCCGGTCAGGATTAGGCAGAGGTCCCCAGGAACCAACATACTCTCCCGCAGATTCCCTGGTAGCCAACATTTTTGTCAGACTCTTTCTTTTTGGCATAATTTCTCCTATTAAAAACCCGAGCCTTTTATATAATAATATGTTATTTTCAGTCTCAATGCATTATTTTTTTTTATGATTCTTTTGTCTCTATGCCTATTTTTTGCAAATCTTTTATAAATTGCTTGTCAAATATGTTTTTTTTTATTATTGTTAAAGATGTGATAAAATATAAAATGAGAATTAACAAATGAGAGTAACAAAAACCTTCAGAATTGATTCTAAATTATGGGAAAGGGCTCTAGAGTTCGGTCGGACACAAATACCGGAACAGGCCCGAAATCAGGTTGTTGAAGCGGCAATTAAAAAATATTTGGAAAGGGAGAGAGACGAAGGGCGCTCTCCGTTTAATTTAAAAAAAGGAAATTTAATTAAACAGTGAAATGTCAAATTTTTACAAAGTAAAAATAGACTGGACCAGAAAATCTTGTAATACGTGTATCCGGGGAGCGTTGCGTAACGGTATTGGATGTATGGTTTCAAAACAATGCGGAATGGATTTTAAAGAATGGGTGGCACATAAGAAATATATCAAGGCGGGAAGCAATAAGATTGAAAAGAGAGTTTTTGGCAATCGCGCTCCCACTCGAAAGGAGTAGTATGAAAAAATTTTCAAAAGAAAATCAAGCCAGGCTGAAAGAGCTTGAGGAATATGTTGAAATCGCCCAAAAGGAGCTTGAGGACTTTAAAATTAAAACCGGGCTTCTCTGTGACCACCCGGAGGAATTTATTCAACGCACTATGGCCGGGCAGAAATGTTTAAAATGTGACCAAATAATTGGATGAATTACACCGAAGCTAAAACCATAATTAAAAATTTTACTCAAATCGTTGTGACAGGACCACAGCGCTCCGGCACAAGGATTGCCTCTAAAATCATTGCTCATGATTTCGGGCTTAATTATATTGATGAGAAAATCATTAAATGCTATTCTTTAAATGCCGCCAAATCCGCCCTTGATAATTCCGTTGTTCAGGCTCCGGGACTTTCCGCCAAATGCCATCTTTTCCCGGAAAATGTTTTAATTGTTTTTATGTGCCGCATGCTCACGGAAATCCAAGCCTCGGAACGCCGCATCAAATGGGACCCTAAATTCGCGGAAAATGAATTTTTACTTTATGAGGACGTTGGTTTCAAACGGATAAATGCTCCTATATCTAACTACAAATATCTTGTGTGGAGTCGAAACCAGCGTCCCCTTATTAAAAAATCCGTGGAATTGGAATACCATAGTTTAAATTTACATCCACTTTGGATACCTAAAAACTTGAGGACGGATTTTAAATATAACCAGACGAAGATATGATAATCAAAATCAGCATATTAAAAACATAATGAACTGCAACAACTGTCACGCCGAAGGCCGTGTTCTCCGCAAAACTTTACAAGGATGGCTCTGCAAGCAATGCCGGGAAATTATAATAGAAAACCGCCCGGATAAAAACTATATGTATCTTACCATGGGGATGAGAGACAGGATGCCTCAATTAACGAAACACCAGGCCCCGCTCAAGCAGATTCCGAAGGGGTCTCCGTTTCAACGGAAGCTTTTTTAAGGTCTTCAATCTGCTTATTCAATAAATTTACATTATCGGCAAGAAGTTTATACCACTGTGCTATTAAAGCCAGTTTGCCATTTAATTCCAATATTAAACCGTCAATATTGACGGGTATTTCTGTTTTCGGTTGTACCATTTTGATCTCCTTTTTTCTGTTAAATGAATTTAGGTTTATGTTCAAAATATGGATTTAATTTAAAAGCGTATTTCCTTAAATATTCAGCACAACATACCAATATAGGATTATTCCATCCACGGCTATCAAACGCCTCCTTTATTTTATCCATAGATTGCCCGCTATACATCACAAAGCAATCTGTAAACCAAACTCCCGGCTTTTTTCTTTCCGGTATTTTCTGTTTACACCAAACATCACAATCCAAATATAATGTATTTTCATTTTTAAACAAATGAATAAAACGAACATAGTCGGAAAAACTTACTGGCTTTGTTATTTTTATCTTACATTCTTTGTAAATAATATTATCATATTCTTTTTTGGTTATTATTTTATCCGGTTTAAAAGGCCATTTTTCTATATTGTCAGTTACCAATGTATATTTAGCATCAGGATAAATTATTTTAACCTGGTTAATACACGCCATGTTTAATTCATTAAGACGATTTTTTATCCATATTTGTAATATTTCCATTTAACACTCTAATACTGTAAATGCTCAGAAGGACAAACCACAGGAACAGTAATATAGATGTCCTGATGCCGTATCATTATAACATATTATGGGGGAATTAGTCACTAAACTAACCGTAGCCGAATCGCCATCCAATCCTATATAAGCGGGTTCATCACCAGTATTTATTACAATAACTATTTGGTAAGAGCTCATTATTAACGCATAATACTGTTCATTAGTTGTGGCACCTACATCAATAATAGATTTACCAGTGATTGTATCCGGTGAGGCATCTGCATTTGCCCAGTCTATATGACCGCCCCCTAAATCTTGTCTGCCGGTTAATTGAAATCCCCCTGCGCCTATTACATTACCATCTAAATTAATATGGGTTGTGGCTTTTAATCGTAATTGACCGCTGGCATCTGAATATATATAAGAATTAGTATCTCTATATGCCGTAAGAGATGCCACCGGCATTAATACATTGCCAATTACAGTTAATCCATAATCTGTATCACATAACGTAACGGTCTTTCCGTCACCAGTGAATTTCGCAGCATAACTAGCGCCAAAATTGGCATAATTCGCAGGCATTGATATTTCCACACCCTTCATGACCGGCGCTCCGCCATCCCTGGTAACTCCGTCCCAATCCACTTCATATCCAATGTAAGTGCCTGTAGCGCTTAAAACTTTCGATTCGCCGTCGCATAAAAACCCGACCTGTTCTTCATCGGCAGTGAGTTCATTCATAATCATGTGGCAGCCATGGCTTTTATCTGTCGCCGAAGGAGTAAATCTAAAACCGTCAATATGCGCATCACCATCTGTGCTTACTAAACCGGAAGCGTCCATTTCAATTCCCGAAATGGTGCAATTTGCCCCTGTAGCAGGGTCAAGCGCACTTATATCAACTTTTACCGCAGCCCAATCCGAACCGGCATCGAGAGCGACGGAGGGGGTGATTGAGATAATGTCCTGCGAACCCGCACCCGCAGGAGTGAGAACAAGCGCGTTCCCATCAAAAGTTAGATTCGCTTCGCCGTTAATCGCTGCTGTTCCTGTGGCTGTCAGTACATAGTTGTTGGTGTTGTTAGTGACCGTGAGCCCGCCTATATCGGAAAGTAACTCCGCACCGGTACGGTAATCCACGTTGTTAGTGGCGTCCAGCACCAGAAACTTGTCCGTGTCCACACCGGCATTCACTACATCGGTGAGAATAAGCGTCTGTGATAACGTCACCTCCCCACCCGCCGCTATCGCTATCGCATCCACATCCCCTACCGAGCCTATGTTACCGGCATTGGGGATAATGAGGTTGCCGCCCAGGGTCAGAAGCAGGTTAAATGTCCACCCAGTAGCACTGCTGGTGATGGTGTTGCTCTGGTTGTTCTGCCCGTAGATTATACCCCCGTCACCCAGGTACAAGTCCGACCACTCCGCCGTTGCCGAGCCCAAGG